TTACATACTCCTTCTTAACAACTTCTGCAACAAGTTCATCCTCTGGATCACTAGTCAATACCTCAATTCCATTTACCTCACTATAACTCTTTTGACAAGTAATTCCAAGAGCACATGAACCATCATCACTTTCCCCGTAAGAGGATGTATATATAGACAGATTCTCAATCCTTTTATACTTATCAACTCTCTCTCTAAACATTGTATGGAATAATCTCAACATCAGGCAGCAGTATGTTGAAGAAGAATTTTGGCAAATTCCTAATCCCATATGAGATCTACCAACTGAGCCAACTACTCCATAAGAGCAATTAATCTTGCTATAAAAATTCGTTAACCATGGTGGCACTTCAAAACATTTAAACTCCATCATCAGTAAATATATCATCGGTAGGTAGGCTTCCGTTGTCTTATTTACAAGTGATGCTGCTATCAGAGCAAAATTGATAGTATTGTTATTTGGTCCCCATTTCTTCTGGTCTAAAATCAAGGATACGTATCTGTCGTGTTCGAGTAGAATTTCCTGATCCTTATACAGATCCCTTCTCTTATCTTTACTATTAACAGTTACATCTGGCATACTTTTATTGAAATTCTTAAAGAAGGTCTCAGGGATATACTGTATTATCCTATATTCTGCTGATAAAATTGATATCTCTCTATTTGTATAATCATCATTTTTTCCAAACATTCTCATTCCTAGATCAACTATTCCTCTTTTATTTAATATCATTGAAGATAGCAAAGATATAGATTTCGTTCCATACTTTTCAGACATAACTGATATTGACTCAACTGCCTTGCCTGATGTAGGAGGGTTAGTAGAATGGCTGGCCTTTAGTGTAAGTAACTCAGATAGCAGTGGCACTGTCTCTTGTATTCTTGATGGCTGAATCTCAATTTTCTTAATTTCAGTGTATAATAGAACGTTTGCTGCAGGGGTCCAAGTGAATCTTTTTCCGGTTGTCTCTGAAAATGATTCAATGTCTTTAAAATAGCTATAATACTGTTCTAAAAGGTTACCATCAACTGATAATATTTTATCTTCAAATGATCTTATTAGAGACTTAGAATTTGAATTGTCATATAATTCAAGTTCTTTATAAAGGTCTGACATCGAGTCTTTGAGGTGTTTCTTTACTCCGTACTGGTATACAGGTGTCAGAGACATTAAGAATATTTCATATGACAGGTCTGTGAAATCAAGTGAAAACATTGGTGTTTTACCATAGGAAACATTATCAAAGTATTTCTGCATTAAATAGAATGAGAGTTTTGATGATGTTGAGTCGTTGAGGCACTTCTTGAATTCTGATATTTGTTCTCTGATTAAAGGAGATGATAAACAGACACCAGTTGCTAGATA